GGTAACAGAGATGTTGAAAGAAATTGAATACACAGAACTTTCCAAGAAAGATCAAGAAAAAGTTACAGCAGCAGAGGAAACTCTTCGCCGTTCTCCGCTACCTATCTTTGTAGGATAATTAAATGTCAGATAACGAATGGTCCAGACCAACATCACCGCCTCCACCGCTTTTTCTTGGTAAAAAAGAGCGTGACCTTGTTAAGCAGGTTAATGATGAACTTGTAGAAAAGGTAATTGGACAGCAAATTTTGTATTATCCTATTGATATGGAAACAACAAACTTTCATGAATTGTATGGTGAAGCAATAGAAAAAACTTTCTTGCCTCCTGTCAGAGTGTATGCCCTCGTTAACTTTGACGAAGAGGGCTCTTCATATCTTGACTCGGTTGGTATTGATGGAAGTTCTCAAATAACAGTTCACTTTCATAGACGTAGACTTACAGAAGACCAAGACCTTTTTGTACGCGAGGGCGACTTTGTTCTTTATGGCGAGAGATATTATGAAATAATTAAGCTTTCATCTTCCAGAAGACTTTTTGGTCAGGTTGATCAAAAATTTGAAATTTCTGCTCTATGTAAGAGAGCACGCAAGGGACTATTCGATGCTACCTGATAACTTTGATTTTGCACAACTGCCTTTTGATAAAAGTGAGTTCAGCCTTAAAGAGTTGGGACTATTAGGATCAAATGTAGAGAATATCGACTACGCTATGACTTCATGGTTAAAAGAAGATCTTGAGCTTTCAACCTTAACTAATGAAGGTAACAAGAGAGTTCCTGTTATATGGCAAACACCCGAAAGAGCTTTTCAAATTAAAAATGATAAAGATTTGCGCCACCCAATAGATAATGGCGGAGGCGTAATAACTTTACCTGTGGTAACGATACAGAGAACTGGTATAACGAAAGATCCAAATAGAAAAGGCGGATTTCAGGCACATTTGTATTCTGACGATAGAAATGGAAGGTCAGGACGTATAGTTATTGCTAAAAGAATTAAGCAAGATAAAACAAGAAATTTTGCTGTTGTTGGGAATACAAGAACCAACACTTCAGGAGACAGACAAAAGTTTTTTCCAAGAACAAACAAGAAAGTTGTTCTTGAATTTCTAACAATACCTATACCTGTTTACGTTAATCTTGATTACAAAATAGTAATCAAAACTGAATATCAACAGCAAATGAATGATCTGATCCAGCCGTTTATGACAAGAACGGGACAAATAAATTCTTTTGTATTGAGACGTAATGGTCATCTATATGAAGCATTTATAGATCAAGGATTTAATCAAAGTGACAACGTCTCTAACTTAGCTGAAGATGAACGACAATTTACAAGCGAAATCAATATTAAAGTTCTTGGTTACCTGATGGGCGAGGGCAATAACGACGATAGACCAATAATTCGCAAGCATGAAAATGCAGTCGAGGTTACTTTCCCAAGAGAAAGAGCTATAGTTAATGGTAATGATAGTTTTTTGGATGACTAAACATATCCTGAAGTGGTTTAGACCAATATGCTACTATTTACACTATGATTGATATTGCTTTTAAGCATTCTACATAAAGTGAGGAATAACTAATGCCCGTAAAAAGTTTTAAATTTGTCTCTCCAGGCGTATTTATTAATGAGATTGACAATTCATTTAGACCACGTAAACCAACCGCGATTGGACCTGTAATCATAGGTAGATCAACTCGTGGCTTGGGTATGCAGCCGGTAAAAGTCGAATCATACTCTGATTTCGTTACCATGTTTGGAGACACCGTCCCCGGCGAAGCTGGCGGTGATGTCTATAGAGACGGAAACTACCAATCACCCATGTATGGTACTTATGCTGCAAAGGGCTTCCTAAACGCTTCAGTTGCACCTGTTACATACATCAGGTTGCTTGGTGAAGAACACACCAATAAAGATTCTGGCGGGGAAGCCGGTTGGCAGACAACCAAGACAGGTCCCGGCTTAGAATTGTCAAACAACGGTGGAGCTTACGGACTTTGGGTTTTCCCATCTTCTTCTGGTGGTTCGGGACCCGGACTTGATGAAGGCGGTGCCGGTGACACCCCACTTGATAATGGCGTCTTATCAGCTATCTGGTACATGGATCAGAAGTCAATACCACAACTTGATGGTAACTACGCACGTAGCGCCACCGCCGCATCTAATAGTATCGGCGAGGTTGTCGAAAGTGACGCAAATGGAAACTTTACCATGACTATCAAGGGCGCTAAAGCAAGTGATGATACTAGTGAAAAGTTTATCTTTAACTTTAACGATACTGACCAAAGATTCATTCGTAAAGTTTTTAACACAAACCCACAGTTGGTAAACCAAAACGATTCGTTTTACGACGCATCTTTAGAAAGAAACTACTGGCTTGGTGAAACTTTTGAACAGGAAATCAGAGATGGCTCATTTGGCTCTCTTACTGGTAGTGCAAGCGCTATCGGAACCAAAGTGTTCGGTGTTCTTCTTCCAATTCATAATGGCACGAAGGGTCCAAACATGATGCAAACTGCCACTAAGGAAGCTCAGACAGGATGGATTATTGGTCAAGATGTCGGCGCGGCTGCAAGTTATGATTCAGGCGCTGCTCTTAAATTGTTCAAAGTTAAAGGTCGCGGTCACGGTGAGTATCTTAGTAAGAACGTCAAGATATCAATTGAGAAAATTCGTTATTCCAACACACAAACATCTGACTTTGGTACTTTCTCACTAGTATTGAGACAGCTAACCGATACTGATAATAACCCTGTAATTCTTGAAAGATTTGATAATTTGACTTTAGATCCAAGATCTACAAATTATATTGAGAGAGCAATTGGTAACAAGTATTACAAGTGGAACGAGGCAGAAAGAAGATTGAGAGAGTATGGAGAGTATCCAAATCAATCAAAATTCATTTACGTTAGTGAAGTAGAGAAAGGAAATATTCAAAATGCGAATTCACTTGTTCCATTTGGATATTATGGTCCTCCTAACTTCAAGAGAATTGTTAGTTGGAGTGGTAGTGCTGGTGCCACAATTGATGACGCTATTACAAACTCTTACATCGATACCACCGGAGTTTTTGGAACTGGTTCAACTGGTATGTTGGTCGGAGCGCAGGGTAACTTTACAGCTTCACTAAACTGGCCATCTGTTAGACTTCGTCACTCTGCGTCAGATGGTGGACTATCAGATCAAACAGATGCTTATTTTGGTATGCAAACCAGCCGCGAAGCATCTTCCACTCGTGGCGATGCATCTGTAAAAGACTATCACAGATTATGGCTAACTGATTGGTCAGACGCTCAAAGTGCGGATCTTGGCTTGGTTGATTCATCATACATATTTACCATGGATGATATCAGAATTACGGCTGCATCTGCTTCATATTACCAAAGCGGCTCACGTCGCTTGGGTGTCAGTAAGACAGCAACTGATGATTACAAGTCCTTAATTGACTTAGGCTATGACAAGTTCACCGTGCCCCTATGGGGAGGCTTTGATGGATTTGATATTACCAAGCCAGATCCTTTGTATAATGCAGGTATGGGAACTGGTGTTACCGATAAGTCAAACTATATCTTTAACACCTACAAGCGCGCAATTGATACCGTGGCAGATCCTGAGTTTGTTGATATGAACCTCATGGCTGTCCCAGGGCTAACGAAAGATGGGCTTACCACACAAATGATAAATGTTTGTGAGGACAGAGCAGATGCGTTGGCATTAATCGATCTCCCTGGTGTATATCTGCCAAACCACGAGGCTTACTACAGAGACATCACCAGAAGGCAAACAAAAGATCCTTCTCAAGCAGCTAACGATCTTCGTCAGCGCCAGATAGATTCCTCATACGGAGCAACATTCTATCCTTGGGTTCAAACTACCGACGAGGGTACCGGACAGAACGTTTGGGTTCCACCAACCGTAGCTATGATGGGTGTGCTAGCTTCATCCGAGAGACAATCACAGATTTGGTTTGCACCCGCAGGCTTTAACAGAGGCGGACTTTCAGACGGTGCGGCTGGTATACCAGTAGTTGGCGTAACACGCAGACTAACTTCAAAAGATAGAGATATACTATACGAAGCTAGAATTAACCCAATTGCAAGTTTCCCAAGCACAGGTATTGTTGTGTTCGGTCAAAAAACACTTCAGGAGCGTCCTTCTGCGCTTGATAGAATTAATGTTCGTAGATTGGTTATTTTCCTTAAGAAGCAAATATCAATTCTATCGACAAGAATTCTATTTGACCAGAACGTACAGGCAACCTGGAACCGCTTTAAGGGATTGGTTGAGCCTTTCTTGGCTAACGTAAAGACTGAATTTGGTATTACTGACTATCGTTTGATTTTGGACGAAAGCACTACTACCCCCGATCTCGTTGACCAAAATATTGTTTACGCAAAAATTATGGTTAAGCCCGCAAGAGCAATTGAGTTCATAGCTATTGACTTCATAATCGCTTCAACTGGCGCATCTTTTGACGACTAAATAAATGGGGGCTTTTGCCCCCACTTACTACTTACTTTTGAAACATAGGAGAAATTAAAAAATGCCATTTTGGTCAAAAAACTTTGGTGAGGACACAACCCTTAAAGATCCTAAACGTAATTTTAGGTTCATCGTAGAATTTGGTGGAGTCGATGCCACCCCCGGTGGTGCTGTTGCTTGGTATGCCAAGTCAGCCGCAAAGCCATCATTTTCAATAAACTCAGCAGAACACAAGTATTTGAATCATACTTTCTACTACCCAGGTTCTGTTACTTGGAATGAGGTAGCAATTACGATGGTTGATCCAGTTGACCCTGATGTTGCAGCAACTTTCTCTGATATCGTTGTTAATAGTGGGTATTCTT